TATTTTCTATATTCTCGTCGCTATTTTTTATTTTCTATATTCTCGTCGCTATTTTTTATTTTCTATATTCTCGTCGCTATTTTTTATTTTCTATATTCTCGTCGCTATTTTTTATTTTATTTTTTCAAATAATGAAGTAACCTTTGTGTCCTTCATTTTCCAAGACAGGCCTTAAAAAAAATATAATATTTTTTTTATAAAGTCTTCCAAAAAGATCGGTAACAACGGTTACGGTTACATATTGACATCTTTTTGTGTTTATGGTAGGATGAGTTTATGAAAAACTTAAAAATGATAATATTTATTTCAGCTTTACTGAGTATGCCGATAGCGGCTTTTGCTGTCGGGCAAGTGTGGTTAGGGTTAGTGTTCATTATTTTCTATGGTATATTCGGGTTGATTGAATTTATTTCGATCAAGAAAACGGGGAAGAGTGTTACCCAGCACGTCCAGAGTTTACCGAAGTGGAAGTTATGGATTGTTTTATCTGCGATGGTAGTTGGGTGGGGCGCGTTGATTCTACATTTTCTAGGGATATTATGACGTGACTGATATTAGTATGGGTTGGAATATCCTTTATTTTTATGTTAGGATATTTCTGCGGATATTTATTGGGTTTTAGCAGGGGGTACAATGAGCGAATTAAGGATCAAAGATACGAGATGGCGCGTTTATCGGCGGAACCGTCGGATGAAGATGACGAGGAAGAACGCGGCGATAGCTGCTGGTTACACCATGTCAGTTGCGACTAGGCGAAGTGAGACGGTAATTGAAGTTGATCATCAGGCGATATTTGAGCAGAAGGGGTTAACGAACCACGCGTTTGTTGAGAAGTGCATTAACGGGATGAACGCTACGAGGACGATGGTGACGAGGAGCGGGGACACTTATGAAACTCCCGACTGGGCGGCGAGGCACAAGTATTTAGAGACGAGTTTAAAGTTATGCAAGTATTTAGATACTGGCAAGCAAGGTGACACGACGAATGTTCTTGTTATCGGGACGTTAGCGGAGCGGATCAAGGTTGCGCGGGAGAAGAACGCGATGATGGTAAAGGTAAACTCAGCGCATCTTAACGGGAATACGATGGTCATAGACGCGAGCGCCGAGGAAGAAGAAGAAGAAGAAGAAGAAGAAGAAGAAGAAGAAGAAGAAGAAGAAGATATTGGGAGCGCCATTGATTCAAACTAACAGCTGGCAAGATCAGTTACAGACTTTATTTCCGTTTATGGTTATTAGCGGGGACCGGATAACTTATAACGAAATGAAAATGGCTGATATAATCAGGCTGATAAATATATTAAACGAATGTAAGCCCAAGCTGATTTTGGAAGTTGGGTGTTGGTCTGGGATGTGTACGAGGTTATTTGTTAATTATGTAGGGAAAAATGGCGGGCACGTTGATTGTGTGGATAATTTCAAAGGTTCTCCGGGGAGCAGCCAGCCGTTATTCGCTAAAGAAGCGCGCGGGCGGTGGCTATACAATTTCAGGAAAGACTTTAATATTGTATCGCTCAGCGAATGTAATTCAAGCGATTTCTGGACGGATGAGAAGTACGATTTGATTTTCATTGACGGGGACCACAGGTATTCTCAGGTAAAGAAAGATATAGACCATTTTTATCCGATGCTTGCGCCTGATGGGTTCTTTTGTGGCCATGATTTTGATGGCGGGGATTTTGAAGAGATATTCACAGGTCAAGATTATGTAAATGGAAAGCATCATGGTGTCATAAAGGCAGTTAAAGAAAGTTTCAATGATATAAAGGTTTCTATCAGTGACGGGAAAATCGATTCCAGCGTATGGCAAGGACTTCGCAAAAAATAATCTTAAACAAAATTGACAGAATGACAGTCTTATGGTAGTTTAAGGATAGCAGTAAAGTTTTGTTTTACATTTATTATAATCGAAATTCCCCCTGACCCTGATCAAGTCGGATTTTAAAATAGCCCACGTTATCCGCGGAATGTGAGATGATGTGGGCTATTATACTGAGGAGATGAATGAGTTCACAGTTACGAAACGAACAAATGCTGATTGAAGACATGGGTAAATACTCACAGGATCCACTGGGGTGGGTACTTTACGCTTTTGAATGGGGAAAAGGGGAGTTGGAAAAATATTCCGGGCCAGATATATGGCAAGCAGAAGTATTGGGAGAAATTGGCCGGCAGTTAAGAAGCGGATTGATAACATTCAAAGAAGTCATAAGGGTAGCAATATCGTCGGGTAACGGGCCGGGCAAGACTTGTTTAGTCGCTTGGCTTATTTTATGGGCGATGAGCACGTTCGAGGATACGCGCGGAGTTGTGACGGCTAATACTGAAAACCAATTGCGCACAAAAACGTGGGCGGAAGTTTCCAAGTGGAACAGGTTAAGCATAGTCAAGCATTGGTTTAAGGTAACGGCGACGGCAATATACAGCGTTAATCCGGAACATGAGAAGACTTGGCGGGTTGACCAGATCCCGTGGAGTGATAGCAAGCCTGAAAGTTTCGCTGGTCTCCATAACTCAGGCAAACGTGTGCTTCTTTTATTTGATGAGGCGAGTGCTATTCCTGACATTATATGGGAAACAGCGGAAGGAGCCATGACCGATGAAGACACGGAAATTATCTGGTGCGTCTTCGGAAACCCGACGAGAAATACTGGACGATTCCATTCTTGTTTCAACGCACATAGGCATCGATGGTATGGCAAGCATATTGATACAAGAAAGTGCAAGTATACGAATAAAGACCAAATACAAAAATGGCACGACGACTATGGGGAAGATTCTGATTTCTTCCGTGTCCACGTTCGAGGGGAATTCCCGCATACCTCTTCGATGCAGTTCATACCGAGTGATCTTGTGGAGATTGCCCGTGGTAAACATTTAAACGAAAGGCAGTACAATTTTGCGCCGGTGATTATTGGAGTTGACAATTGCTGGACGGGTGAAGATGAAGGCGCGATGGTTTTACGACAGGGGTTAATGAGCAAGATCCTAATGAAATACCGCAAGAACGAAAATGATGGCGAGATTGCCGGATACTTGGCGAAGTTCGAGGACCAGTATAAAGCTGACGCTGTATTTATTGATCTTGGTTGGGGTACTGGAGTTTATTCTATGGGTAAACAGATGGGAAGGAAATGGGTTCTTGTTCCTTTTGGCGGCAGCAGTAATGATCCGGGGTTATTAAATAAACGTGTTGAGATGTGGGATGGTATAAAGAAGTGGTTACAAGCCGGCGGATCTTTGCCGGACGATAGCGAATTATGTAACGATCTTGTCAGTGTTGAGTATAAGGTCGGTGAGACCGGCGCGAATTATGGTAAGACTTATTTAGAGTCGAAGGAAATGATGAAGTCACGCGGGCTTGCATCTCCAAATAAAGCTGATGCCCTAGCGTTAACGTTCGCTTATCCGGTCAAGAGTAAAGCGCAACAGTTATATGATCAAAGGCACAATAGATCTAATCTTATTTACGATCCGCTAGTCGGTAATTTGCAATTAGGTGAGCAAAACCTTTTTAACCCATTATCTCCGTTGGCGGGAAGAAGTTTAAATTAAGGAGGAAATAAGATGTTACGAGTTTTAAAGATATTCAAGATCTTGTTTAATGAAAAAGGATGTTTTGGTGGTGGCAAGGCACCGCCCACTCCAGCAGTAACTCCGCCGCCAGATCCTTCTCCGAGTCCGATACAGCCGTCATCTGTTGAAGGCCAAGTTACTGAAGAGGAAAGACGTAGAAAGATTGAAAGATTACGACGAGGACTAAGGTCAACAATTAAAACTTCAGCCAAAGGATTGACAGGGTCGGGCGCTGATTTGACTATGCAGACTCTAACTGGCAAAACAAACTTGGGGGCTTAATATGTGTTCAGGCGGAAATAGAAAACAACAAGCTGCTCCGGTACAAGCCCAACCCGTGACTGCGCCAATCCCTCCTCTTGTCATAAGTCCTTCAAACATAGAAGGCCAAAAGGGAACTGCGGTTGAACAGGAACGTAAGGCTAACTTCCGGCGGGGATTAAGCTCTACGATCAAAACTTCAACAAGGGGTATTGCTGGATCTGGTGCTGAATTAGTTGGGGCAACATTAACTGGAAAGCAAAATTTAGGATCTTAACATGAGATTACAATATACAAAAAAAGAAGCGATGGTAAAAAGGTTTAAGGACCTCAAGCTTGAAGCGAACCAGTGGATTGCGGCTTGGAAAGATCTTTCTAAATATATTAATCCTACTCGAGGACGTTTCGATGATATTGCGAACAAAGGTAAAATGATTGATCACAAGACAATCCTCGACGGTCACGCGACTCAGGCAAGCCGGATACTCGCGAGCGGTATGCAATCTGGGATGACTTCTCCGACGAGACCTTGGTTTAAACTCGGGATTGAAGATGATTATTTGATGACGCTTCCTCCAGTCCAACAATGGCTCGACGAGGTCACTAAGAGTATGTTAAGAATTTGTAACGGCAGTAACATCTATGGAGTTTTTTATCAGATGTATGAAGAGATTGGTGATTTCGGAACCGCAGCGTGTATTATTTTAGAAGATCTGGATGATGTTATCCGTGGCCGGTCATTCACTATTGGAGAATATTATTTAGGCATAAACTCAAAAGGTGTTGTTGATACTTTTGGCCGTGACATAAAAATGACCGTTGGCCAAGCCGTTGAAATGTTCGGATACGCGAATTGTTCTGTATCGACTCAGGCAAAGTATAATTCAAATAATGTTGACGATTGGATTTCTGTTTATCATTTAATAGAACCGAATGATAGTCGCATCGATGGAAAAGGCGGGCTTGAAGGGATGGCTTATAGGTCACTGTACTGGGAAAATAATAGTGGAGAAGAAGTATTAAGGATGAGCGGATTTGAAGAATTTCCCGTAATAGCTCCACGCTGGGATACAATAACCACCGATATGGTTTATGGTTATGGTCCGGGGTGGCATTTGCTTGGTAACGTCAAACAACTGCAAAAGACTCAGCTTGATAAGTTGCTCGCTCAGGAGAAAAGTCACAATCCACCAATGCAAAAAGACGCTAGTGTAGAGGGATATGTGAACCTTTTACCGGGTGGAGTAACTCCTACCTCCACAACGCTACCTAATGCCGGACTCCGTCCAGCGTATCAGGTAAATGCCAACTTGGAATCATTTTTGGAATTAATTAATTCATTACGGGAATCTATTAATAAAGATTTCTTTGTTGATTTGTTTTTAATGATGATCAACTTTGATAAGTCAAATATGACAGCGACGGAAGTCGCTGAACGTCAGCAAGAAAAGATATTGATGATGGGTCCTGTACTCGAAAAGCTTCAGAAGGAAATGTTGGAACCTTTCATCAATAGGTTATATGGAATCATGGAGAGGAACTTACTTCTTCCTACTGCTCCTGAGGAAATGGAAGGAATGAAAGTTAAGATTGAATATATTTCTATTTTAGCTCAAGCGCAAAAAGCAGTCGGGGTTGACTCTATTAGCCGTGTGATCGGATTTTTAAATGGAGTTACGGCGATCGCTCCGCAAGCCCCGGATGTTATTAATATAGATGAGGCCATTCGTGAAGTTGCGAAGATGGAAGGTGTCCCGGCGAAACTCTTAGTTGAGCAATCCGTCGTTGAACAAATAAGAGAGGGACGCGCGAGACAACAACAGATCCAGCAGCAAATGGCAATGGCCGCTCAGGGAGCTGAATCAGCTCGTAAACTATCACAGGCAAAGCTTGATGATGATAATGCCTTAACGAGATTAACTCAAGTGCAAGGCAAGCAATAGCAATGAGCGAATTTCAAGATACAACAGCACAGGAAGAAGTCGTAAAAAAAGAAGATCAGTTACGTTTACGGCATCTTAATGATATAAGAAAGCTTGTTAGCGCTCCGGAAGGCAGAAGGTTTTATTTTTATGTGTTAAAAGAAGCCGGATGTTTCAAGTCTTCTTTTACTGGAAATAGCACGACGTTTTTTAACGAAGGGGCTAGAAACCTTGGATTGATTGTATTAAGAGATCTGATGGAAGCAAAGCCCGAAGCTTTTACTCAAATGATGCAAGAAAATTATTCTGAGATTAAGAGCTTCAAAAAATTACAGGAGAAGAATGATGGTAGAGCCAATTAATCCCGCGGTCCCCACACCAGACTCCGCGGCGAAACCGGCAGTAACAACCCAAGACGGCACGGTAATCGGGAATCAAAATGAATCTGATCTCGAAGATACCACGCTGTTAGGGGCAGAAACAAAGAAAGTTGAAGGAGATCCGAAACCAGCGACGGACGGCAAAGACGTCCCCAAAGAGGAAGGATCTAAGGAGGTCCCTGAGAAATATGAAATTAAAATTCCTGAGGGACTTGAGTTTGATCAGGCAGCACTTGATCTATTTACACCCATATTTAAAGAGCTTGGAATTTCAGAAGAGGGAGCGCAAAAGTTAGTAGACGCGTATGTTCCGACACTCGAAGGCATGGAACAACGGATGAGAGAACAATCTCTTAAGCAATATAAAGAGATCGTTGAAGGTTGGAAAAAAGAAACCTTGGCAGAATTAGGGACGGACTCATCGAAGAAATTAGCTCTTTGCGCCAAAGCTATCAATAAGTACGGTGGAGATAATCTTAGGGCCGCGTTAGATCAGACTGGGATGGGAAATCATCCAGAGTTCGTGAAGTTTATGTTAAGAGTAGGAGAAACCATTACGGAGGATGCTTTTATCGACCCAAAGAATCCACTTCCCGGTCAAACGAGTGAAGCTAAACTAAAGGCGATGTATCCAACAATGAAAGATATTTAATTTTGAATTTTGAAAGGAGTTAAACATGGGAGCTTTAACTAGCACTTGGCCAACATTACTTGACGTGTCGAAAGCAATGGCACCTGATGGTAGTGTTGCAGCAGTAGCAGAGGTTTTACAGACGTACAACGAGATACTTGATGATATTCCTTGGTATGAAGGAAACCTTCCTACTGGGCATCAATCAAGCATCAGGACAAGTTTACCGACTCCGAAGTTTAGACTTTTAAACCAAGGTGTTGTGCCGGCTAAAACAACTCGTGGACAGATCGTTGATCCTTGCGCGATCATGGAAGATCGTAACCACATCGACGTTGATTTAGCAATGTTAAACGGTAACACAGCAGCGTTCAGAAAATCCGAAGATGAAGGTTTCATCCAAGGATTCAACAAGACCTTTACTGATACCTTGATCTATGGCGACGTTTCCACAGATCCGGAAAAGTTTAATGGTCTTAGCTCCAGATATTATTCTCTATCTGGTGAAGCAACATCCGCTCAAGTTATTTCCGGCAGTGGCGGTACTTCGGATAATACATCTATCTGGTTAATCGGCTGGGGACCCAATAGGGTTTTTTGTACTTATCCTAAGGGCAGCAAAGCTGGTCTTCAATTTGAAGATCGCGGAATCCAAGATTTATTAATGGATTCTACAACCGGCGCTTACATGAAAGCCTATGTTTCTTGGTTCCAATGGAAGTGCGGGTTAGTCGTTCAAGATTATCGCTATGTTATCCGTATCTGTAACATAGACGTTTCCAATTTGTTAACCGCAAGTGACGCAACCGACTCTTCGGCTAACATCTTAAAACTTATGACAAGGGCCTTAGGTTTGCTTCCTCCTATGTCTGGTATCAGGCCGGTGTTTTACATGAATTCAACAGTTCAGTCTATGTTAGCCGTTAAATTACTTGATAAGGGAAATGCTTATCTGAGTATGAGCGAAATCAAGAATACTCCTGTTTTCAGGCCGAATAACATTCTATCATTCCAAGGCGTTCCTTGCCGTAGATTGGATTCGATCTTGAGCACAGAATCGACCTTATCATAGTAAAAAAAGAAAATAAAACCTAACATAGGAAAGGAGTTTTAAATGATTATTGATAATTTTTTAAACATGGCAGACGCGATAACAGTTGGCAGTTCGACTGCTGCTGTTGTCACGACTAGCTATATTGATACCATCGCAGAGTCGGACGACTATGCTGGATGTTTCATCGTTCATCACGCTGAGACGGCTGTCCTCTCCGGGACTGCTGGCGCAACTGTCACATTCTCTTTACAGCATTGCGATACGACTATTTCTTCAGCGTTTACGGACTTGGTTACATCCGGCCCGATTGATGACGCCCTTGTTGTTGCTGGATACCTTAGCAAATTAAGGATTCCAACCGGAACAAAGCGTTATCTTAGGGGAACTATCACGACTACTCAGGTTACTACTTCTGGTACCGTGTCAGTTTTCATTGCCAAAGATGTTGACGTCAACGCTCAACTAATTGCATAGGAAAACTATGAAAAAGTATATCGTTAAAACGACTTGTACTTTTGAACGTAAATACTTAGAGGCCGGCAAGGTCGTCGAATATCCTGACGACGTTGCCGTGCCTCGGCATCTTATCCTTGCCGAGAATACAGCTGAAGTTCAAAAACCTAAAAGTTCTGAGGATACTATGAGCGGACTTGCCAAAAAGCAAGTAGACGCTATGAAACCTAAGACAGGGTTTGGAGCTGGATTAAGCAATGGAGAGCCGAAGAAGGTATCTAAGTTTTCTAAGTCCAAGAACGAAAAATAATTAAAGGGGAGCATCCGCTCCCCTTTAATCTAAAGAGGCCAATATGATCACAAAAGTTGATATATGTAATATGGCTTTAAGCCATCTTGGTATGCAAGCTATTACAACTTTATTGGAAGATAATCCGTCCACAAGGGCTTGTAATAAGTTCTATGATCCATCGTTGGATGCTGTATTATCTGAATTTAGATGGCCGTTTGCGACAGTAAAACAAGCTCTCGTCGGAGTGACAGATGAAACCCTTGAAATGGAATGGGACTATATTTATGTTTACCCAACACAGGCTTTAAGGATTTGGAACGTTTATAATGAATCAACTATTGTTGATAAAGACCAACAAGAATTTGAAGTCGTTTTTCAGGTAGATGAAAATAGGAAAGTCATTTGTTCAAACAATGATAGTGCTTACGCTGAATACAGTTATCGCGTACAGGATACAAATATTTATGATCCGCTGTTTAATTTAGCGTTTTCTTTGCGGATGGCTGGAAGTATGGCGCACACATTAATTGGAGATGCAGAAGTAAGTAAGGATCTTTTAACTACTTATGCAAACGCAATTTCAGACGCAAAAAGAATGAATAGCATCGAGAGAATAAAGAAACCGTATCAGACTTCTTCTTATGTAAACTCAAGAGGGTAAAAGATGCCATACAGGGCAGCGCAATTCAGTTTTGCCGGTGGAGAATATTCTCCAAACATTTATGCAAGAGTTGATATTCAAAAATATCAGACTGGTCTAAAAACTTGCAAGAATTTCTTTGTTCATCCTCATGGCGGAGTCAGTAACCGTCCGGGATTTATGTATGTAGCCACCCAAGGAAACGAAGCAAAAAAATCCCGCGTTGTCCCTCACGTTTTTTCAAGAACTCAAGCCTATATATTAGAAGTTGGTAATAATTATATCAGATTTTTTACTGATCAAGGACAAGTCGTTGTCACTGGCGCGGCAGCTTATAACGCTGGAACGACTTATGCTGTTGATGATTATGTAACCTATCTTACTGTCCAATATAGATGTATTAAGGCCGGAACCGGACAAACTCCAAACACAAGTCCAACCTATTGGACTGCTCAAGATGAGTATGAAATATATTCTCCTTACGAAGAAGCAGATCTTCCAGATCTTAAATTTACAAGTTCAGCTGACGTTATCTTTGTAACTCATCCTGATTACCAGACGAGAACAATAACACGATATGCGGAAACTGATTGGCAAATAGATTTATTTGAGCCAGAAGATGGCCCATTTATGCCTGAGAATATAACATCAACAACCATGCGAGTATCAGCTGTTACGGGAACAGCGGTTACGGCAACGGTTTCAACGGCTTATTTTGAATCTGCGAATGTCGGATCGTTATTTAAACTTGTTCATTATATTGAAGGACAAACGGCATCTGATTCTTTTACAAGCGCGACTACCGGGACAAGTATTGCCTGTTTCACGACTTGGCGTATTGTTTCGCATGGGACTTGGACGGGAAAATTAAAGATTGAAAAGTCCACAGACGCCGGAGCAACATGGACTGCTTTACGCGTATTCACAAGTTCTAATGATTTTAATGTTAACACTTATGGGACTGAAGATGCTGAACTCAATACTGAACCATTTCTTGTTCGGGCAAATATGTATTCGTATACATCCGGAACGTGCAATTGTGACTTAACGACAGATGCTTTTTATCAAACTGGAGTTATCCAAATGTCAGGATATACGAGTGCAACTGCTATGACAGCATCGGTCATTACTGCCGTTGGGTCAACAGCTATGACTGCAACATGGTCAGAAGGATCTTGGTCAAATAGACGAGGTTGGCCGGCGGAGTCAACTTTTCATCAAGATAGATTTATTCTTGCAGCTACGGATGAAGAACCGATGACAAAATGGATGAGCAAAGTTGGTGAATATACAAGCTTTGGAAGGAATTCTTCAACAATATTAGACACTGATGCTATTAGCGTTAACTTGTTATCTCGTCAATTAAATGCCATAAACGGCATGGTCCCTTTATCTAATCTTATTTCATTTACGACTGCATCGGAATGGGATATTTCTTCGGATACCGGGATCTTAACTCCCACAACTGTAAGGGCAAAGCCTCAATCATATCGTGGATCTAACGGAGTAAATCCTGTTGTAATCGGAAACCAATTAATCTATATACAATCGAATGGATCTGTTGTTAGGAATTTTGGATATGATTTTAGTTCTGATTCATTCAATGGAACAGATTTAAGGATTCTTGCTGAACATTTATTCGAAGGCCATGAAATAATCGATATGGCATATCAGCAAGATAATGACAGCATTGTTTGGATGGTTAGGGATGACGGGATACTGTTAGCTTTAACTTATTTGTATGAACAAGAAGTTATCGCTTGGACTTGGCACGAAACTGATGGAGAAGTTGAGTCAGTCGCGGTTATACCGGCAGAAGGTTATGATGAAGTTTGGATTTCCGTTAAGCGTGGAAGCCATAGGTTTATTGAAAGATTAGTAAAACGCATGGAGTCAACTGATCCGCAAGATCAGTTTTTTGTTGATAGTGGAATATCTTATGATGTTCCAGTTGCAATAACCGGGATTACAAAAGCTGATCCAGCGGTTGTCACAAGTGTTGCACATGGGTTAAGTAACGGCGATTATGTGGATATTACAGATGTCGTTGGAATGACCGAGGTAAATACTATAAGGTTTAAGGTAGCAAATAAAACAGATGATACTTTTGAGTTAACAGAAGAAGACACTGGGGATGATATTGATTCTACTAGTTTTACAGCTTATGTTTCTGGCGGATATTTTAGGAAATGTTATACGACCTTTTCAGGGTTAGATCATCTTGAGGGTGAATATGTGGCAATTCTTGGGAATGGTGAAGTTTATCCTCAACAGGCAGTATCTTCAGGGCAGATAACTTTAACAAGAGCTTGTTCAAGGATTCATGCCGGCTTACCGTATACTTCAGATTTTGAAACGCTTAATATAGAAAAAAATATTGATAACGGAACATTACAAGGTGTTCCGGTTAAAATTAGTAATGTTACTTTCAGGTTACTAAACAGTCGCGGTGGATGGATCGGGCCAAACTTTGATGAATTATACGAAGCTTTTATCCCTGAAAGAGAACGATTAGGATTAGCCCCTGAACTTTATTCAGGTGATATTAGGCTTGCCTTAGGTGCCAGTTATGAAGATGGCGGAAGGGTTTGTTTAAGGCAATATGATCCTTTGCCAATCACAATTACAGCCGTGATTCCGGAAGCGAGGGCTGGCAAGTGATATATTATGATGATGGACAAAATACAGTTAAGGACACAGTGATTAGCGACATACCATATCTTGCGGAACATATGAGGCAGTCTGATATTAATGAAGTATGGGCTAGTGATCATCTTACTCCACATGAAGCTTTATTAGAAAGTTTTAACAATGCGGTTTTATCAATGACTATTCATAATGGCAATCCCATGGGAATGTTTGGGGTAACGCCGGAAAATATTCTTGGGAAGTCAGCGCTTGTTTGGTTATTGGCAACAGATGATCTTGAAAACCATAAATATAGATTCTTGAAATACAGTCGGTGTTTTATTGCGATGATGTTAGATCGGTACCCGTATTTGCATAATTTTGTTGATACAAGGAATGAGAAATCGATCCTTTGGTTAAGGATGCTTGGAGCAACAATTGATGAACCTAATCCTTATGGTGCGGAAAGATTACCGTTCTGTTATTTTTCTTTTGAGAAGAGAGCAAATATTCTTGAGGCTCCTAAGTCTTTGGTTACAAAAGAATTAAGCGTCAGGCAAAAAACTGATCTTTTGCAAGAAGCATTACTTAAATTCCCGGGTGCTAAGATTGGGGATTCTGATTCTTGTCCCCTTAAGCATACGTTCTGCGATGGGTCTTATGTCAGAGAAATATTTATACCAAAAGGAATATTAGGTGTAAGCAAAATCCACAAATTAACACATCCATACTTTATAATGAAGGGAGACATATCAGTTTTAACGGAAGATGGCATTACTAGGATCAAAGCTCCGTATCAAGGGATAACAATGCCGGGAACGAGAAGGGTGGCTTTTACCCATGAAGATACTGTTTGGGTTACTATTCACGCTACCCATAAAACAGATATTGCGGAAATAGAGCAAGATATAATTGCTAAATCTTTCGATGAAATACCTAAGCTAGAACAAATGGATGGAGGGCTCATACAATGAGTTGGTTTTGGATCTCAATGGGTATTGTAGCTTTAACTGGAGCCATGAGTGCTTATGGCCAGTATCAAGAGGGTCGGCAACAAAAGAAATATTATAATTATCTCGCTGACGTGGCTAAAACCGAAGCGGAATATAATTATCGTATTGGACAGAAACAAAGTCAAATGGTCCAAGACGCGGCTAAGTATGAAGATAAGGATAAGAAGCGAGAAATTCTTCGGTTTGCCGCGGCACAAAAAGCATCTATTGTCGCGAATGGAATTGATTTGTCGTCAGTTACGGCGTCTGATCTCGTTGGTGATACTATTTCTGGCGCAAGAGCCGATGAACTTGCAATCAGGTTTAATGCTGATGCAAAATCTTGGTCAATCGAGACTGACGCTCAATATAAACGATGGGCTGGTTTAACTGAATCCGAAAATAATAAATTCGTCGGAGCACAAGCAATGGCAAGTGCTAAACGTAAATCATTTAATACTCTATTATCAACAGCTTCTTCTTTAGTTGGAGGAGCATACGCGAAGGCTAGTGGTGCAACAGCGCCAAAAACAACAGGTGGAGGTAATGGAGTTGACTTTGTTGGAAATCTGACGAGTAAGCAATCAACTAACCTCAGGACTCTTAGTGGGAGTATCAGATAATGAAAGTACCTCAATATCAAAGAACAGAAAAGATAGATGTTGTCGAAATTCCTCAGGTAAAGTTTCCACGGGCTTCCCGGGAAGCGTTTGGCAATGCTGGTGAAGATCTTCAAGATACAGCAAAGATTATCGGAACATTTGCGGATAAGATATATGATCGTTATTTAGAGCGTAAAAAAATCGCTAACGAACAACAGGTCGAAGATTCATTCATTAAATATTCAAACGATATTAATAATCGTTTATTCAGCGACGAAATTGAGACGGTTAAAATTGACGGACTAGAAGTTAAAAGACCTTATGGGCTCTTGAATAGAAAACTATCAAATGCTACTGGAGCGCTGAAAGATTATGTTTCGTATAACGATTCTATCGTCCCTAATTATTTAGAGACAGTACAAGATCCAGAATATAAATTAAAGCTTAAGCAAAAGATGAATAATCTCAGTGTTTCACGGTATAACGAAGTTAATAGGCATGAATCCGTACAGTATCAGGAAAAACATAAAGCTTTAATGGAGAATAGCATCGCGCAGCAAACAAGAGATTTTTCTATAGCCGTGAATGGAGAATCCTTATTATCAGCAATCCGGAATATCGCAGTCAGCCAAGAAGTTTATGATCGCGGGATAGGAACGGATCCTACGATAATAAAAACTAATGTCAGCGATGCAATCCAAAAGGGTGTTGAAAATTCTGTTTTGGCAGCTTTACACATTGATACTACTGGAGAAAAATCATATAAATTATTAAAATTTACTAGAGACGATATTGATAAAGATCTCAGGATTAGCACGCAGCAATATAATGACTTGAAGATGAAGATTTCCAAAACTTCCAAGGCAATGGACGATGATATGAAGCGCATGGAAGACAAGGGAAAGCTTAATAATTTCTTTAAGGTTATTGACGGGATGAGAAAGGGTACAGTCTCAATTGCTAATATGTCTAGCATCGACGAACTCAGTGAAGGTGGACTTCCTGACGGTGCTACGCAAGCCTTTATACAGTTTACTTCTGCTCCGCCAAAGCGTGCTCCTGAAAAAAGTTATCTTTATCCGGGAGAGCCGGCAAGATCGCGGGCTTTTGTTGATTATGCTAAAAAGATATTAACGACTTCTGATGAAGGACAATTAGGAAAAGATCTTGTTGATCTTATGGGAACGGAAGATTTTTTTGAGACCAAAGAAGGACGTCAGCAAGCAATGGTTTTATTCCAGTTGGCTGAACAGCTTGGAACTGATAAAAATGCACAGTCTAGGAAGGCAGTTAATGAGTCTAGCGAAACTGTAAAAAAATGGCAAAAAGAATCTGGCACATCTTATGGACAAGCTTATATTGATTTCATTAATTTTATAACAATGGGAGTCTCTCCGGACGAGGCTTCAAGCAAGTCTATTGAAAATGAAATAAAGCGGTCTAATAGCAATGATAATAAGTTTAGAAGGCTTACCGAAGCTACTGTTAGCGCAATTGATAAGTTTGACATTGACATGGTTGATAAAGCTATTTACGAGTTTGCTGTTGTAGGTGGTATGGCGCTGGAAGATGCTTCTAAGTTTGCTAATGAAATATCTGAGAGTACAAAGATTAAAGAACAGCCGGTGGATGTTAACAGCACGCTTGATATTATGAAAAACTTAAATATCAAGATGAAGAATTCTATCCCCGGATGGAGATTTTTCTCTGCGCCCGTAGAAAAGGAAATAAATAATTTTGAAGCAAGATTACGCTTGATTGAAGATATGGAAGACCGTGGGTTTGCCGAAGAAGCACTTAACTTCTTTAGTGAAGGTTTAAGAAAACCTCTTGGCCGGGCTTTTTATACTGATATTCCAGCTGGGATCGTTAACGTTGGGAAAGCTGGTTTAAACCTTATAAGAGAAGGCATTAAAGCTAAGATGGGTAAGGATATGCCTGTTTTTGGCGGTGGGAAAGGTCCTGAAGATAGGACGCCTGAAGAGCAAGCGAAGGTTGATGAATTTAATAAGTCAATGAATGAATTAAATGCCGTTGAGGATAAGGCTGATAAGTTAAGAGAACTTTTACTTGCCAATTCCAGCGAGGAAATGTTAGCGCGTAATCCAAAAGTCTTTGAAGGCGATTTTATGCAGAATCCTTCATGGACAAGGGCTGTTGCAGGAGTAGCCCAGTCCGCTCCAATGAGTGGTCTTGGTATCTTGACAGCTATCGTAACTGGTAATCCACTAGTTGGTGGTTATTTGATTGCCATGCCTGAAACTTCTGAAAGATTTAATGAGTTAATGGAAAATGGAAAAGTAACTCCAGCTGAAGCAATATTCTTATATGGAGTTGATACGATTGTTAACGGAGCGTTAGAATCTGTTTCTCTCCGCACTTTTGCAGCGGGTGTTCGACCGTTAGGCAAGATTGGAAAGAATGTTATTAAGGGATTAGCAAAAGTTGGTGTTGGCCGCAATGCAAGAAGAACTATTGTCACTGCCGGGAAACGCTTGTTGTACATGACTGAAATGGGGATACAGGAAGGCCCGTTCGAGGAAGGATCTCAGCACGTTTGGGGAAATCTTGTCAATAGTGTAGGAGAACAAAGAGCTATTGATATCTTTGAAGGTATTTCCGAGTCTATTATTATCGGTTTTATTAGTGGATTTATGTTTGGCGGTTTTTCCAAGGCTAGGATTAATCAAGTTGATAAGATGATTAGCGACGCAAAGGCTGACGGTGTTAATGTTGATGAAGTAATAGAAGCTACTGGTGAGGCGATTAAGGCTAATGATCAAGAGATATATAACAAGGTCATTGAAAAAATTGATAGGCGCAAGTTTAATAAAGGTCGTAAAAAGAGTGATTTAGAGTTAGCTGAGAGCGGTCGAATTTCATCCTTGATGCGAAGGGTTAAAGGCGGGATTAGGATAAATGAAGAGATATTAAGAAATTTTGAGCCGGAAGAACAAGCGCTCCTAAAAAGACGTTCTAATAAAAACGGTATAATAGATTTTAGCACATGGGCAGGCGATTTAGTTGTGAGATTTCCATTCTTGGGAGAGAAGTCTGATATGGATATTGCAAGGATGGTGATCGATCGAGAACTCGGAAAAACTGTTAGTTCTTATGTCAGCGACGCAAAGATGAAAAAGATGGCTAAGGAGAGTGATAATAGAAGCGCTAAGGAAGCTACGGCTGACTCTAATATTGAGAATACTAATAAACCGCCTGAAGATTCAGATGAATGGCACTATGTTATGGATGAAGCCGGTAATGTCAAGAGAGTTGAAGGACCTGACCCGGAAAGCACTGGAGATGTTGGTGAAGACGTTATTAACTGGATTAATGATCAGCCATGGTTAGACAAAGCTAGAAAGAAAGCATCGGTTGACACTTTCATCGCGAATGAATTTGCTGAGTATGTGAGAAGCCGGAATGACGAAAAGTTTGATTTAAGCGATGAAAACATTAAAGGATTTAAAGATTTCATGCAACAGAAATATGGGACGGAAGGTGACGCTGGTGTTGCAGTTAAGCTACCACCTCCGGCTCCTGATACTGGATCTAGTAAAAAAGCTCGGAAGCTCTCCCCCAAAGATGGTAAGGTGTATAGTTCATTAGAGAAACAGCTTATAGTTGATAGATTTAATATTGGGAAGGATAAAAAATATACTTTTGAAAAAATACAAGAAGTATTGGGAGATAAGCAAATTGATTACTTACTAAGCAAAGAAACAAACAAAGAGGGCGGGGGGACTATGCTTCCTGACTCAGTCAAGGCATTATCAACTGAGGATTTGGAAACATTAATTGATAAGCGGTATGAGTCCGGGGCTATTCAGGAAGAGTTAGACGCGCTTGAATTAGAATATGCTGCTAGAAAAGAAATTGATATCGCGACTGAAGATAGTGGAGAAGCGGATGAAGTCAGTCCAGATCTTGCGTTAGATGAACTACTGGCGAGAAGCTATAAAGATTATATTATTGATAAGATGGGGGGAATGAGTAAAGAAGATATTGCTGGAAACATAAGAAGCAATTTATCTCATCCTCAATTAAGGACTGGATTTTCTGAATCTGATGTGAACAAACTGTCTGATGATCAGGCCATTAAAATTGCCAAGGATGCTTATGACAGGAGAATGGATTTAATTAAGAAGAAAAAGAATAAAGAATATTCTAGCACTCCATCTCCAGCCGCTAAGGTTGTTATATCAGATGACCAATTAGAGTTAGCCTTTAATGGGCCAGTATCTTCTAAGAAAAGTAAGAAGGCTAAGGTTGTGAAGGATAAATCGGTTGGTTCTATTGCTGTTTCTAATAAGAAAAAGAAAGCTATATCTAATGATGCTTTACAAAATATATTGAACGAAATTGATAATGAAGAAGTAGAGAATGATTTTGGAAGCGGTGAAGGAAATAGCGGATCTGTGGCGATAGATGATCCTAATGAAAAATTAGATATTGATGAAGTTGACAGACAGGTTGATGAAAGTAAAAAATCTGAGTTTAAGTTATCAAGGAAGGTCCATGATTTTATTAAGAAATATGCCGGGATATTCGGCGAAAGATATGTCCCGAAGAAGTTTGCCGGAGTCTACTTACCAAAGACAAAAACAATATTACTAAAGACTAAAAATGCTATTTCTGTCGCGATGCATGAAGTCACGCATTATATGGATGATAAGTTCAAAGTAAGAGAAAAAATAATGCGTACGGTTGAATCATCAACTGAAGATACAGAAATATACGATCCGGCGACCTTTAAATTAAGGCAGGCCCTTACTGATGCTTACGTTAAATGGTATGGCCGGGCAAGAAGAGATCATCCATTATACACAAGGGTAACTGAAGGTATAGCTGTATTCTTTGAGCATTATGCAATGAATCCTGATAGCACAAAAGAAGCTTTCCCTTATTTATATGATAAGTTCATAGATCCTAATGGTGAATATTATAACGAGACAATGGTTAATGCAGCAAATGAAATGAATGGCATATTTAAAGAATATCAAGCATTATCTCCGGCAGATAAGATTGGAGCAAGGATAGCTGACACGGTTGTGGCTCCGGAAAAGCCGTTTTTAAATATTACTGAGTCGTTAATCAATGAACATAACGATGACAGGCTATTCTTGGAGAAGCTGGAAGGAAAGATTAATCTTTCTGAACGCGTTACTTCTTCGTTAGCTAGGATGTACGATAGAATACACAGAATTGCCCAGCATAATATTAGTGATGATCCCTTTTTTGGTTTAGGGCCGTGGGGATTCGGGAATAATACTTATGTTACTTTTAATAAGAACGGAAGGTTCATTGAGAAATATAAGTTCAATTGGAGCACGTTGATAAAGTCGCTTCCCACGATATCTCATTTTAACCAATACCTTGTTGCTCGTCGGACAAAGTTCGCGTATGATTATGTTGAGAAGTTAGGTATACATATTGATATACTTAAGGAAGGAATCCAAGCCTCAGCCGTTGAAGATGACGAGACGGGAGAACTTCAATATGACCGTGGCCTGATTAAACAACTCAGGACTTTGGTTAAGAGATATAATCGGCAGAATTCAATATTGAAAAAAGATAATATGCCTAGGAATCTTGCTGAGGCGGCATATCAGCAGCGTAAGCCAGTGTATGATGAATTCGCGTCAATGTACGATAAGTTGGTTGAGGCAGATTGGGACGTCATGTATAAAGCGCATCTTATATCAGAAAATACGTATGAGGAGGGAAAGAGTATCATAGGATATACTCCATTTAAACGTGACATTTTCAATGAAATAATTGGGGATATTAATGTTGGCTCCGGGACAACGAGAAAGGGAAAGAAAAGACCGAGTTCATTAATAACAAGAACGGGTTCCGGGCTAGATATATCAAGCCCTGTTTATGAGTCAATGCGAAACCATTTTGAGATTACTAAGAAGGCATATCAACAATTAATCCGTAATGCGATAATAAATAATTTAGCTCCATTAAACCCGGAGATATTTGTTCCTGATCCTCGCGGGCTTATGCGTCAGGTTGATGATAAAACAGGCAAGGTAACATATCCTCAAGACTTAAATGAAAATATTATGATGGCTTATTTTAAAGGAAAACGTATACCTTACATAGTTGATGCTGATGTTAGGCAAATGTTAGAAGATACATTTTCCCTTCCTGAAGACCCGGGTTTAATTGCTGGAGCGATAAAGAAAACAAATTCATTCCTAGCAAGACAATTCGTTAAGGGTACGACGGGAAGATATCCATTATTCGCATTAACTAACTTTGTAATTGACCAATTATCCGCGGTATCTAATACTCAGAATAATTTTATCCCAATATATACTCCATTTAAAAATGCTTTCAAGCTAATTGGAGATATAATTACAGACAATACTAATTCTCCAATAGCGCAATACTTTAAGGAATTTTTGATGTACGGCGGCGAACAATTAACTTTTCTTTCTTTAGGTGAATTAAAAGCCCAAGATGCTTATGATAAAATTACTAGGGAAAAACATCTTGGTGATAAAATTATGAAGTTTTTAAGAGATTACCCGGAGAAACTATTCACAATTCCGGTTACTTCTTCAGAAATATTAACAAGGTTTGCTGAGTATGCTCAAGCTAGGAAAAATGGGCATGATCCAATCATTGCTTTCGAGATGGCTGGGCGCGTATCTGTCCCATTCCACCATAAAGGTAAGTCAAGAAATTTCTTAAATACTTGGATTAGATCTCTCCCGTACATGAAGTCAAGCATGAGCGTCATTGCCCAGCAGGGACGGTCAATGACTGAGAAAAAGACAGCTAAGCGCGCTTTATTAGCGATGAGCGTAATGAATGTTGCTAGCGTTTTGTCGATGCTTGCAATATTAAAGGGCGGTTCGGAAGAGCAAAAAGAGATTATGGGGAATTTACAGCCGGAAGAAATTGGCAAATATCTATACGCTCCTAACCCTAACGGTAAAGACCTCATGCGTCTTCGTATGCCGGAACAAGCGATGGTATTGTCTACGGCTTTTAATATGGCGATGATAGATCTGATGACTCAATATAATTATTCTCCAATGGAGTATATCCGCGGTATAACAGCGTTTCTTCCTGATCAGGTTAATCCAACAGACTTTTTCAGGTTATTCGCTAGCTGGATACCTCAATCTGTGTCTCCCGTAGGTCAAGTCGTAATGGGTAAAAGGTTCTATCCTACGGTCAAAGATCTGGAACCGTTTTATATGAGATTTAACGCTAAGGAGGATAGGTATTTTGAGAATACAACTGAACTTGCAAAGTTCTTAGGTCCCAAGGTTGGTTTAAGCCCTATTCAGTTTGAAACTTTGTTTGAGGGATATACCGGAAGATTTTCTACGATATTTACAGGAAAAGAGATGTCTAACCCATTTATCAAGCGATTACATTTTACTGCCGGGAGACAGATGATTAATTATTATGAGCAAATAGATAAAAATAAAAGTGATTTAAGTACGCTAGAAAAGAATCCAGATAAGTTTACTGAAGAAGAATATGATATCATCGAGAAAAATAAAGAAGCAATTAAGAATATACAATTCATGCTCAAGGATTATCGCGATATGATGGAAGAGAATAAAAACGAAACGAATGAAGATACCAATAATTTAAGGACTTTAATACTAGACGAGATTGACTCTCTAAAATAAAAGGGGGAAACAAAATGCTTTCTTCAACAAATAACAGGGAAGATTATGATGGTGATGCATCAACACGGGATTGGCCGATAACTTTCCCGGTAACTGGGATTGAGGATGATGAAATAACAGTATATTATGTTGAAGCGGACGGAACGGAAAACTTGCTATCGGCCAATTACGATGTTGACCTTACTGTTCCTCAGGTAACGTATCCAACGGTCGTGTCTGGATTGCCGGTATTAACCACAGCTGAAAGCATCGTTATTTTAAGGCAGTTAGACCTCACCCAAGAGATTGACTATAAGAACCAAGGTACTTTACCAGCAGAAACCATTGAGACCGGCCTTGATCGTTTAACCATGATGATCCAGCAGTTAGATGAAGAAGTTGCCCGGTGCGTTCAAGTATCTGTCTCCGAATCGACAACTCCGGATGAACTCTTAGCCATGCTTGACCAAGCGGTGCTTGATGCTCAAGCCGCTCAAACGGCTGCGGAAACAGCGGAAGCAAACGCTGAGATTGCAGAAACTGCGGCAGAATTAGCTCAATCTAACGCGGAAGATGCTGAAACCAATGCGGCAGCGTCAGCTGCGGCAGCTGCGGCCAGCGCGGCCTCCGGGTTATACGACGATGTTGTGGCTAAGGTTTTCGCAGATAGCCCGATTGTACCTTTATTGGCGAATGAAGGTACTTTGTTTAAAATTGATACTTCGGGTGGAAATGTTGTCGTCAACTTATCTGCCTTATCGGTCTATGGCGAAGATATGAAGTTTGCTTTTGTTAAAACAACGAGCGATGCGAATACCATTACGATTAACCGTGGCGGTACTGATACGATCAATGGAGCGACTTCTTTCACTATTACAAGTCAATACACAACATACGTTATTGTCGGAGATAGCGCTACTGGGTTATGGACAAACAGCGCGCAGTCATCGACTATGCTTAGATATATTTACGTCCGTTTAATTGCCGCGGCAACGGATGTTGCGGTTGACACAACAATAGGAGGAGATGTTGAAAGTCCGGTAACGGGAACAATATCTGAAGTCGGGGCTTGGGTTGATACAGCGGGAACGACCGGGACAATGGTTATTGACATTAATAAGAATGGTACAACAATAATGACGACCAATAAGGTGTCAATTGACACTACTGAAAAGAGTTCAAGGACCGCGGCGACTGCGGCAGCGTTAACGACAACGGCTATTTCTGCGGGAGATATATTTACTTTTGATATTGATGCCGTGCATACAACTGCGGCTAAAGGCTTAACCATGAGAATTGGAATATTAGCATAGGGGATAAAAATGCCGGGATTAAACCATAATACAAAGCTTTTATTACACTTTGATGGACGGGACGGAATCCAGACTCTTGCGGATTATGCAACAGGCCAAAACCATCAACCGTCTCAGGCTGGAGCGCAAATTATTGTGGCTAATAACCATGTTTTTGGTGATACAGCCATCTATCTTGACGGAGATGGAGATTACTTAACAATCCCTGACAGCACAGATTGGGATATTTATGGCGATACTACCGGGACTTGGACGATTGATTTTTGGTACAAGGCTTCCAATGCGGTAGCTGCGGCAGCGGAAACGCTCATAGGCCAGTATGCGGATGCGACTCATTTCTGGAGTATTAACAGGATAGCATCTTCCGGGACATTGACCATGTGGGTTAGGAATGGTGAAGCAGACGGTGGGCCTTATACTATGTATGAATTATCCGATACAAGTTTTGAAGATGACGAATGGCATCATGTAGCCTTGATAAAGATTGAAGATGAGGTCGCGCTTTACATTGATGGCGTACAAAGAAACTATGTAGTCTTTCCTGAGACTGGGAGTACAGTAACATTTGCAGGGTCACTGTATATTGGATCAGTTTATGGCGGTGGTGATTATTTTAAGGGTAGCATGGATGAAATCCGGATCCAGAACTCAAATCCTTTTAGTGCTGCTCCGAACGTTGGAAAAACAAATACGATCTTAGTACCAACAGCCGCGCATACGGCAGATGCAAATACGAAGTTATTATTACATTTCAACCCGGATCTTGACGATTCTAGCGGATCGAGTAAGACTGTTACGAGGACTGGAGGGGCTAGGACTCCAGCAAGGTTCGGAAATGCTGCCGCTCATTTTAACGGATCAAATCAATACTTCACGCTTGCAGATGGCGTTGATTGGGCTATGGGAACAAGTGATTTCACTCTTGAGTTTTGGGTAAGCTGGGATCCCGCGGCCAATAAAACTATTTGGTGTCAAAGAGATGGAACGACTTTTGTAATGATTCAATCTGTCGGAACGGTGTTACGGTTTGTAAGCCAGACGTCTAGCACTGTTAATTGTAGGTACGATATTCTGTTAACAAGTTTCACGGCTTATAAATGGCATCATGTTGCTTATGTGAGAAACGGAACAGCCTTTGCTTGTTACATTGACGGGACGTCAATATCTTTTACTGAAACGCTTGCGCCAACAGTCGCGATAGGAAGTGGCACTATTGCAAATGTCGGGGCTCAACTTGAAATCGGGGCAGAAAACGGGTCTAATCACTTTCAAGGATATTTAGATTGCTTAAGGTATAAAAAAGATGTGGTTGTTTATAGCAGTAACTTTACTCCTCCGACAACAGAACTCGTGTGGGATAATTATACGACACTTATAATGACAATGAACTCTTTTGACGTTTCCGGTGACGGGAGCGTTAATAGGGGCAAATCATATCATATCGCGTCATTTGCGGCAACAGCTCAGCTGGATACGGCGACAAAGAAATGGGGTGACAGTTCTTTATTGTTAGATGGAAATAGCGATTACGTCCTCGTTCCGGCAGATTCAACAAGCGTTAGGTGTCTAAACCCGTTTGGGTCTTTATCTGACAACTGGACGATAGACTATTGGATGTACGTTAATAGTGTAGCGGATAGCGCGATCATGGAAACAAATAATAACGTGGTCGAGACTTATTTCGCTCATCATTTATTAACAGGGCCGACTCAATTAAGGTTCTATTTGAGACTTGCTGGGACAGGGAGTGTCGGAGATTTCGATATGGGAAGCGGAGTTATTGGGACCGGAACATGGTTTCACATCGCTGTTATTAAGATCGGGGCAACAATTGGCGGATACATAGATGGGACTCAGCTTGCATTTTCAACCCTTACTGCCGCGGTTAATACTTCCAACAAGCCATTATATATCGGAGCGAGGGCCACGCTTACGGATAGATATTTTAATGGGTCGTTAGATGAGTTCAGGATTCAGAAAGGCAATTATTTCAACGCTAATCCTGTTGTTGGTTTAACGGATACAATTACGGTTCCGACTGAGGCGTACAACACTGATCCGGGATTCTCAGAGCTCAAACATTACATAACAGTTTTTTAAAGAGGGTACCTAGATGCCAAATGAAAAAGAAATAAAGGAAAAAGAGGAAAAAGAAGTACAGGGCTTAAAAGCAAAATGCGAAGCCCAGCTAAAGGTTACTAAGATCATTGCTCAAAGGGTTACCAGCAAGCTTAACGATGTGGTTGAGAGAGAAAAAGATATTGTCAGGCGTGAGGCATCCTTAGCTGATAGGGAGAAGCGTGTTAAGTATAGGGAAGAAAAAGTCGCTGAACGTGAAGCTAAAATATTTGGCAGGAGATAATGACAAATCCTACTTTTCAAGAAGGTGCTTTACCAAGGAGAAAACAGCCGGCAGAGGCTTTATCCGGGTTCGATTCTGTTTTGCCGGTACAAGGTGTAGGGATTCATAACACGACACCTCCGTCTTTGTCTGATGGTGACGTGGCCATAGCCCAACTTGATGATCTTGGAAACCTGAAGGTAACGATTGGGGATCCGGCTCAGGTCCCGGAAAGCACGTCAAAGGGGATCCTTGGACATAAGGTTATTGACGTAACGTCTACTCCCCAAGAAGTAACAGTAACGACCGGGAAGACGTTTATGACGATCCATAATATTGGGACAAGGGTGGCATATATCGGTGATTCCAGCATGAGTGTTGCTACCAGTGATTTTGCTATCAAGATGGTGCCAATGTTTATGATCGATTTCGGTAAGGTAAAATCGACGTTCTCTTTTTATGTTGCTTGCGCAACTGGGGAAACGACTAAAATCGGGGTGGCAGAATATGCGTAAATTAATATTATTCATAGCAATATCTTTAATGGCTGTATCGGCCTTTGCTCAATTCCCTCCCGTTGAATGGAATGAAGAAGACGGAACTCCGCAGACATATCCTTATAAAGTAATATTCCCTAACGGTTCTTTGACTGACAATGGCGACGCGACAATAAACATTCTTACCGGCACGGGAGATATTTTTGTTAAACGCGATGGATCTCAAAACCCTGAAATGACTGGCCGTTTAGATACTATCGCAGATATAAAACTGCTTAATTCAATAGGTGGTATATCTTGGAACTTAACCAATACTCCGTTTACATTTGGCGGGAATGTTTACGACTTAACGGCGGTAGGGTTATTCGCCGCTGGATATTATCCTAATCCAACAAATGATGATTTCTATTTTCTTACTCCCGTGGGGGGCGGAGGCACAGATTTAACTAGCATGGCAGTACCTCCAGACGGGATAAACAATATTGGTTGTATGCTGATAAATGCTGATTTAGGCGGAGGATACGGAAACTATGCTACGTTCTATTACAGGACAGATAACAGGGCAAACGTTCTTGCTCAGTTAGCAGGTGTGCCTGGATATACAATAGACGCAGAAGAACAGAATATCTTTACCGCAAACGGGGCAACAAGCGATTATACCTACATCGGCAACCCGACTGGTTGGACTATTACAGGTGGCTATGACGACCCTCCGGCCTTGACTGCTAGTTATCCGCAGTCAATCCTTTTAGAATCGCTTACAGGAGATATAACTACGAGCGGAGATATAAACGCTACTGGAAACATTGACGCGGACGGTGATTATACCGGGTTAGGGGATATTAACTTAACAGGAACAGGTAACTCAAGTTTAGGTGGACAACTTCATCTTGGGAACCAGCCGCCAAATGGTGATGCGAGGATAGACATTTATCATAATCCAATCGCGGCAACTAGCAGCGACGCTATCTTTGCTATTTCTCAGATACTAGGAATAACAAGCAGTACATTCACAAATAACACTATATTAGGTATTGGAGGGGTTAATTATATTAATACGGCTGGGTCTACTGATAACTTCCTCGGGTCATTGATGGCGTATTATGCCCAAGCAGAACATACCGGGACAGGAGTAGCGTCAGATTTAAGAGGTGCTGAGTTCAGGACAACGATCTATGGTGCTGGTGCTGGCAATGTAACAGAAGGGTCATCGATTGTACTAAAAGTTACAAATGAAAGTGGTGCGACTAGCCAATTCACTAACGCTTATAATTTAAGGATATTGAATAATATCGGAGAGCAACCAAGAGTTTCAGGGACTCACTATGGTATTCATATCGCCGATCTTTCTTCTGTTTATGCCGCTAATAACTGGGGATTGTATGATCTGGACGATGCTTACTTTGCTAAGAAAGTTAATATTGGAGATGCCGCAACTAGCAAGAGTAGCATGATTAGACGACTTAACATAGACACCTCAAGCACAGTAGCTCCGAATGATGCAGGTTGGACAGAGTATGGAAATTATATGAATTATTATACAGCGAACTGGACCGGAGATAGTGCTTCTAACAGGCAGTTTACTGGATTAAGTATTGAAGCTAAACATCTAACTCCGTATGTGGTCGATTATGCGAATGGTTTTTATGCTGGATTGCAGATTCAATCGGGTAGAGATTGGGAAAGCGCTGGAACTCCGACTCTTGCGACAAGAAGTTCGGCTTTTAATACTGATGTTTTAATCCAAGATGATTATGCTAACGCGGTTTACGCTTTCTATCAGGGGCAAGGTAGGTTGATTGGGTCTACTAAAAAAGCAAAGATCAACTCTTTTATAGGAGCCTCATTCGGTCGTATGCAGATAGGTGAAGATTCTAGTTATGATACGGAAATAGGGTTAGCGACTGGATGCGAGATATGGCCTGTCGCGATAAAAAATAAAGGACTGTTAGGTTCTTATCGCGGCACAGCAATCACATTCCCGTCGATGGAAAGCGGAGCAAGGGATAATGTAGCTAGTTCAGAAGGACTGGTATTTAATGACGCTACTGATGCAGACGCTACTTACGGTTTTGTTAATTTAACCTTATTAAAAGCAAGTGATTTTGATGCGTTTACCGGTGGAACATCTTACGGCCTTTATCTAAACGACTGGGATGGGCAGGATACTGTCAGGGGAATTGCTATTGATGATTTAGATGCTACTGCTAACTCGATTGGAGTTTACATTAATGATATTACCGTTGGAGACAGCGAAACTGCCGCAAACGCCTGGGGATTATATGTTGCTAATTCAAAGGTTTATATGGAGGGAAATGTTGGGATAGGAACATCTGCTCCAGCAACGAAACTTGATGTGTTAGGAACAACAAGGTTAGGTGATAGCACTACCAATTATGCCGCGTTTGCCTCTGACGGAACATTATCTTTAGTCGGGACTGCCCAGGTAAACAAAGAGTTCAGGGTCCCGCTTAGCGACTTCAATCCCGGCGCAAGCGGTCCGACAGCAGCGCTGCATGACATATTCCCTACGTATGAGTTCAGCATAGGCGATGATATGCACACATCTTTTGAGATACCTACTGATTATGCAAGCGGAACGGATATTACAATTGAGGTTTATTGGGCGATTAATGAAGCGTATGCAACGAATAGCGGTGAAGCACAATGGTCATCCGCATGGAGAGCAGTGGCGGTGGGTGAGGTTATTACTGGAGGGTCATCAGGTACAGTTGATTTTGGAGATGTTAATATACCGGCGACAGCAAATACGGTTGTTAAAACAGAAGGGACAATATCGGGAGCGTCTTTATCTGCACAAGATTTGGTAGCGTTCAACGGTGCTAGGGTAGCGTTAGATGGTGGAAATAACCCGACGGCAGAACCTTATATTATAGATATCAGGGTTGAGTATGTTTCAGACAAACTAGGAGAATAAAATGAAATATTTATTAATTATTGTTTTGCTGGCGGCAGCAATATGTTCTTATGCTGATACAACGAGCTATAAGGACATTGGCGACGGAGTTTTTACTAAGGCTATAACAAGGGAAGAAACGATAGACATTAAAGATTTACAAGCTAGGATCACCGAATTAGAGTTTTACAAAACCCTGACAGATAAAGAAGTGATTGATATTGTTAATTTCTGGCAACAACAGGGGCCGGATGCGGACTATCAGAAAATTATTGATAAAGAGATAGAAAAGATACTAAAAGAAATTGACGCAACTAAGTAGGGGGATCCCATGGAATCACATGACTGCAAATACGAAGAAGACATCGGATACATTAAGGCAACATTAAACAGTATAAACGATAAGCTAAGAAGTAATTATGAAGAAATACAGGCCCATATTATGCAAGGGGAAGGATGGCGAAAAGCTATTGTTGGGATAATCTTTGCCGGGTTTGTCCAGATAGTATCTTTTGCTTATTTGTTTGGGACGTTATCGCATACGGTACAGGAACATGAAAATAGGTTCAGCCGGGTAAATGAAAGAGAAGTACAATTGCTTGACATCATAAATAAAGATATTAAACCGTGAGGCAAGAACAGCTTGGATGAACGACGGAATAAAGGTTTTTTAGATGTAACGGTTGATTACATCCACATTGCCCAATGGGTAAAGACGGTCCGGTTTCTACTGGATAAGATCGAAAGAGAATTAGATCGGGCTGCTGCTGAGAAAAGGTGGTATGGAGAAGAAAGAAGAAAACAAGTGTAACGGGTGTTGGGCCGAACAAATTGACGGGAACGGGCAGATAGAGGTAAAAATGGCCGCGTGTCTTAGTTGTCAAAGGTTTAAGGGGGAGATGAGGAAGACTGACCAATACCTAACAAAACTCCAAAAGTGGGGATATTAACATGAATGAAATAACTTTGCAGTACATTTATTTCAGCCGGATAATCGTAGTGGCATTATTCGCCTTGCTTTATGGGCTAGGAGGAATGAATGGGAAATGGAAGCGAAGATTTCTGGCTCCGGCTATTCTCACTCTTGCTATCTGCGGTTATAGTTTACTTATGGGAACGTTTTCTTTAGTGTTAATCTCCTTTGGTCCTTTGTTGTCAGCGGCTTTGTGTTTAGGATATGGGGCGGACTCGTTTGGAGTCAAGCTTAAGAAAAGGGCTATCTATGGGATCGCGACGTCAATAGCGGCCATACCAATAGCCATCGTCACGGGACAGTGGCTTTTATTTTTAATCCATGTAGCCCTTAACATTGTTGGAAGCATAATGTTAGGGACACAAAACCCAATACCAGCACGAGGGGAAGAGACCATGATTGGCTTTTATATCGGTTTCATCCCAATAATGATGGTATAAAGGAGGTCTTTATGGGCGGTAAATCACTATGGAAGAGTAAAACATTATGGGTCAATGTGGTAGCAATGGTCGCGATGATCGTTCAGGCTGTTACGGGAAAGGATATTGTTAATATTGAAATCCAAGCCGGGATCTTGGCTTTCGTTAACGTGATTTTGAGGCTTGTCACAAAAGAGCCTATTGAGTGGAAATGACAGATCCCAAGGTAAAGGTCAGCGTATCAACTCCTGTGGATGCAGTAACGCAGATTGCCGGCGCGATCCGGGAGCTTGCCATGGCAATAGGCCTATGGATCAAAGGCGCAGATATTAGGCGTATGCGAGCGGCAATTGAAGCGGCTGAACAGTATATTCTGATTAGTGAATCCGGGTTATATGAAGGGGTCAAGCTAACTGACGCGAAGAAAGCCCAACACTTGAAACATTTCAAGACAAGGTTCTTCAGGACGAACAATTAGCTTGACTTCTTTTTTCCCGTGGCTTGGCTGGGGGTTTCAAATTTCATATCGATGTTTCTACTCGCCGCATATTCTTTCAATGCCTTAATGCCTTCTTCCTGAATATTAGACGCTATCGAAGCGCAATATGTTTTGAAATCAGTGTGATCATTCTCGTATAGAGTAATGATAGCTCTCTTTTGTCTCATCTCACCTTCTCCTTTTGATGTAATATATCATTGTAAAACCTTAATGTCAATCTTTACTTCTTGACACTATAATAATCCAATGTATAATAAGTGAATGGATTTATTCAAGCATCAAGTCAACGGGATTGATCAGGTAAAAACCTTAAATGGCGTCGGAGCATTATACTGGGACGTCGGGTGCGGGAAGACACTTGCCGCGCTTAAGATATACGAATATTACAAGAGCCTAGATCCAGAGCTAAAGATGTTTGTTGTTTGTCCAGTATCGCTGATCGAATCATCATGGGCTGACGACATCAAAAAGTTTACCGGATTAAACTATGCCAATCTCCGTACCACAAAAACCCTCGATGCAAACATCCTCATTGTCAATTTCGAGACTCTCATATCTCGGAAGTTCTCTCCAACGCTAAAGAAAATTCTTGACTATGGTAAGCTTATGGGAGTAGTCGATGAAAGCCAGCGCATAAAGTCCTACAATGCGAAAACAACCAAATATCTCTTAGCTCTGTCTAGGTTCTTTAAACACAGGCTTCTTTTATCAGGATCACCCGCTCCAAACAGCAAGCTCGAATACTGGTCACAAATGGAGTTTTTAAGGCCCGGGTTATTGGGCAAGAATTTTTTTTCATTTAGGAACCGGTTCTTTTGCCTGAAGCGAGGCACATCACTAATCCCTCTCCAAAGTCTTGGCCGGAAAGAAATGATGATGATGATGCAACGTGGTTATACCATGGAAATGATCCCGGGAGTCGCGCGCCTGTTGTCCGATAAGATGTCGCCTTATTGCCAGTTCGTTAATAAGAGGGAGGTCTTAGACCTTCCTGATGAGATTGATATTTATAGATATGTTGAAATGACACCCGGGCAGACGAAGGCCTTTAAGCAGATGAAAACGGACCTGATAACTGAGATTGAGAAGGAAGAAATCAGCGTACCGAACGCGTTGGCCAAACTTATGAAGCTCAGACAAATAAGCGCTGGGTTCATATATAATAGTGAAGGTGAGGCCATTGAATTTAACCCAAACCCAAAAATGAGGGATCTGGAAGATGTCATTTCCGAAATTAGCCCGGATAAAAACATTATCATCTTTTGCCAGTATCGTTGGTCAATTGAGCGAATTTGCGGAGTTGTTGGCCCAAGATGCCAAGCGCTCTATGCCGGAACACGATCTCCGGATGAAGTTATACACCGATTTAAAAATGAAACTGGAAGAATCCTTGTCGCTCATCCGGCAAGCGGAGGAGTTGGGCTGAGCTTTAACGATTGCGATTATATGATATTTTACGATCTGGATTATTCTTACATGAATTACTACCAATGCCGGGGCCGGATCATGCGGGCGAATAAAAAGAATAACGCGACTTATATCCATCTCGTCGCTGAAAACTCGCTTGACAGAATAATCATTCAGGCCTTAAGAACAAAACAAGATAACGATAAGTTATTCAGGAGTATCATAAAAAATGCGAGAACGAAAATTGGAGTGCGGGATATGTAAAGACCCGGAATGGGTAATCCATATATGCACTAATTACACTAGGAATAAACACCTTTATCTTTGCGCGGAATGTCATAAGCAGCTTTTGGGGTTTAAGCCAATGACAGATAAGCTTAGAAAGCTACTCAGATGGCACTAGAAAAAGACGTCCAAGCAAAGATCCTTAAATACCTACGAAAGACATATCCTCAAGCGGTAGTATACAAGCTAACCGAAACCACAAATTGTGGTATCCCTGACATCATTTTCATCCATAATAAGAAGGTCGCTTTCATTGAAGCCAAACGTCCGGGTGGTCGGGTTTCAAGGATACAAGAATGTGTAATAAGGAAAATAAATTCTCAGGGAGTTATTGCTGAAGTTGTTTTCTCCGTCGAGAATGTCAAGGAATTGTTAAAAGAGATATGTTAATTGACATGAAATATTCTTTGTGATATTATATTTGGTACTATGAGGAATTACAATGATTAATAATTTTAACTGCAAAAAATGTGGATGCAAGATATATTTAGTAGAATACAAATCTATATCTAAAAACTCTTTAATAACAAAAGCTATTTGCAAGAGTTGTAAAAATAAAACAACATTAAGGAAAAGCTTAAAGCAAAAAAAATATGGAACAATAAATATTAGGAAGAAGCCACTTGGATACAATTCTTATGCTTTACATAGATGGGTATATGAAAAGTACCATAAAGTCAAATTAAGAAAAAGCGATATTATACATCATGTGAATAGAAGCCCGGGAGATAACAGGCCATGTAACCTAAAAAAAATGACAAATTCCAACCATATTATTTTACATCTTAATGGAAAAACAAAATTATCTATTAAAGATGTGAGGGATATAAGAGTTATGTTAAAAAAAGATATTTCAAGTTACGACATAGCAAAAAAATATAATGTAACATATTGGTCTATAAATAATATAAAGAAGAATAAAACGTGGAGAATATAGAAATATGAATTTCATTATTATCGCTTTAATCATCCTCGCCCTTTATATCAAATCCCTCAAATACAATTACGTCATAGATGATTACGTCCGTCGGGAAGAATACCTTTGGAACGTCCCGAAGGAAAGCCAGCATCCAAAGTTTTTTGATACTCGCCCGTCGGAGTATTACCGATTATTCATGATCGGGATGCACATTGTCAATTCTCTCGTCGTGTATTTGCTTTGGGGCTGGCAAGCATCATTATTATTTGCGGTTCATCCCATGAGTGCATGGGGAGTCGCTTGGGTTACGGGAAATTATTATGCGACAACCGCATACTTCACATTAATCGCGTATTTCTTTTTAGTGAAGATGCCATTACTTATAGGTGTCCCGGCCGGGATGATATTCTTTTATTGCGCGTTAAACTCGACCGTTGATTCCATGAGTTTCCCTTTTATCTTTTTATTCGGCCACTTTTGGGGATTGATGACTTTCATTCCGCTAATATATTTCATGGGCCGTAAACGATGGAAGACCGGGCTTGCTACACGGGTAGAGATTATTAAGGGAAAACAAGTCGAAGATCAGCATTGGGAATGGCGCAGAATATTCCTTATGACAAAGGTTATGGCACGGTACATTGAGCATTTCTTTTTCCCGGATAAGGTCTATTTCTTTGGGAAATGGTGCGAGAAGATCCGGGAATCCCGGGCAAACTGGGATTATTACCATGCGTGTAACCGGGAGTTTTGGATTTCGCTTGCTATATTCCTCGCCACAGCGTTTGTTTCGTTTATGATTCACCCTGTTGGGGCAATTTGGTTCTTTGTTTTGATGGGCTTACACAGCCAGTTTAAAGTCTTAGGCCAGCCGTTCGCCCAAAGGTACCTTTACCTCCCCATGATTGGCCTATGTGTTGTCTTAGGTACTGGCTTAGCAAATCATCCTGACATCCTGTTTATGATCGTTGGTTTTTACATTTATAAGGCTTGGACGGTTATTCCAAACTGGAAAGACCAAAAGACCTTGCTAGAAAACGAAGTTTTGATGAACCCGGAACGCGGCGGAGCGTATAGCGCATTGTCCCAATATTACATATCAAAGAAAAAGCTGATCGAATATCCACACTGGGAGATTAACCTTGTTTCCTCTCACATAAGAAAAGCTGTTTTATTAGAGCCGGAAAGCTGGGTTGTTTGGATGAACTTTACGGCTTATCTCATCATGATCGGTAAGATTGAGGAAGGCATTAAAGCGAACGAACGTACTATTGAACTTATGGAAAAATACGCTACCGAAAGAGAAAAACCGAATATTAAAGGGTCCCGGGAACAGCTTCAATGGTTAAAGAATTTGTTGGTTGATATGCAAAAGAACGCAAAGCATTTCGGCCCGAAAAAATGATCAAGAGAACAATCTTAGCTTGGGTTGATAAAGATTGGGACGTTAGTTACGAGGATTGGCACGTTATAAAGCTTCCTGTTATTATGGATAGGAGATCATTTAGGACAGATAAACAGGTGAGGATTACAATTGAAGAAATCGGGATCCCTGCAAAAGAAACTAAACAGCAGATACGAGCGAAGGAAAACAGTCGCCCATAACAGTAATTGGCGCTCTACGATGAAATCCCTTGTTACTCCTAGTACTCCTAGGGATTACTGGACGAATGAGTTAATCGCCAAGCGGGGAACAGTGAGGTCAACAGATGATTACTGATCGAAGGGTAGATAATGACACCAGAGAATGGGTTAACGAAACCGAAAGAGCGTTGCTTGGTAAAGAAAGAGTTTCCGGGAAGATATGCTACGGCGGATTGGTCTTGGGGGGAAGTTTGGCTCGGGAAAAATCCCATACCGTGCAGAGAAGAAGAAGACGTTCGATTATGCAAGCATTGTGGGATGCGGTTAAACAAGTATAATTTCGGGCATTACTGCCATCCGTATAAACATGATTTAACCATGGCCTTTTATGAGTTCAGGGCTGAAGTTATGGAGAAGTATAAAGATAAAAAGGATCGTAAAGGTGAAGAAATATAAAATAATTTACGCGGATCCACCTTGGAGTTACAGGGATAAAGCAAAGAAAAGAATTGTTGAGCTTGTAGGAAATCTTCCCCGCATAGAACTTTTCGCACGGAAAAAGACAGAAGGTTGGGATTCAATAGGCTATGATATAGATGGTGTTGATATAAAAGAAAGCCTTAACAAACTAATTACTAAATGTAAAGATGGTAGAAATGAAAGATAAGCAAATCAAAGAAGCGTTGAAGTATCTAACAAAAAAGCTAAAACATCCGCATACGATAACGCATAGGCCAAAGAGTGATAACGACTGGCTGGAGATAAAGAATGACGGCATACTCCGAAACAGCAGGATGCACGGTAGGTATGTCAACCAGTACGGCAGGGTGGTGCGGTTATAGATAGGATAGGCAGGATAAAGGAGGATGTAATGGAAATTATATTAGGATTTGGAGCAGTTGAAACCAGAACAAGGGAAGAAATAAAAAAGTTGCTTATAGAAACTTGCAAAACTATTGATGACGCATATAAGGTAAGTAAGGGATGGAATGATAAGAACAAAAATTTTGATGCTATGTCTAAAGAAGAAGCACCAGAGAGATATACAAATTTTTATGTTTATGAGGGGAAAATAAAATATCACCATATAAATAGACGACACGCTTTTTCTGCGGATGGATGGGCAATGCTAGAATATGAAGAACCGTTTTTAATGTTAACTCAGTAATTGTTTTTATGTGAAAGGATCTAAAATGGCTCTATCTGATTGTGAAAAGTGTTGGGATACTCCATGCACTTGCGGGAACAATTATACCATATATTCAAAGGGGGAGTTAATTAAACAAATTAATATGCTTAAAAATGTATTAAACCATAAAATTAAACAAGACCTTCCAGTCACCGCAGAGGAGTTAGCGAACTTTTTAATGTCTGAGGCAAGTTATTATGAGGGAGCAATTACTTTAGCCATTGTAATTCTCTCCAAATACAACGTAACCAGGAAGGTGGAGAAATGAAAGAGAGGATAGGGCAATTAGAAGCCGAGTACGGGATTACGGGCAAAGAAGGGTTTAAAGAAGCACTCACCGACTGGATAGAGTCGTGTATTCCGACAAAGCGAGAACATAAATGTTTATCCCATAGCACCCGGGATGAAGATGGTGAATTGGGATGGTGTGATACTTGTCAGAGAAGTTTTGATGGCTCAACTCTATCTGTTTTTGGTTGGAATAATGCAATTCGTGAGATGCAGAAGAATCTGGGGGTGCAAGATGACCAAGTTAAATGATAAATGTAAATGTTGCGGACAATGGATACGCAATTCAAAAGGAATTCGGAAGAAAGAAGTTATTAAAGAATTATGCGAGTTAATGAGCTGGGATAGCGATTGGGAATGGAAGATACAGAATACATCCTTAAACTATGATATGTTAGTTGAGATTGTAGCAAAAATTAATAAAGGAGGATAAATGAACACATTGCTAATATTAATCATGGGCTACTGTATCGGTCGAAGTGACCATTACCACGAGAAAGCCCGGGAAAACTGGGACTTATTTCGAGATGCGTTTAATAAAGGATTACGCGATGAGTAACTTGCTAATAAAGTTTTTGTTGATTGAGTATGTTGTTATAATGGCAGTATGTTTATATGAAAAGAACTGGGCTAGAACGCTCTACTGGTTCGGGGCTTCACTACTTCAAATAAGCATATTGTGGGGGATGAAATAACAGGTAACTAAAACCGAAAGGGGCTAACATGAAAGCTAAAACAAAAAAACAAGCATCAAATACTGTTACAGCGCGGTCCTAAGCATTTGTGTTTTATTAATGACTAAATAGAAAGGGGAAAAGAATGTTTTGTGAGTGCGGATGTGGACAAAAAACAAAGATTATAGCGAAAACAAGTATTGCTCAGAATAGAATAAAAGGGCGATATAGCCGATTTGTTCATGGCCATCATGCTAAAGGAATAAATAATGGTCGCTGGTCCGGTGGTAGGAAATATAGCTATGGATTTGTTATGATTTATTGTCCGAGGCATCCATCTCAAGTAAAAAACTACGTTTATGAACATAGGATTGTCATGGAGAATTATATTAGCCGTTTCTTAGATAAAGGAGAATGTATACATCATCTGAACGGCAAACAGGATGATAATAGAATTGAAAATCTCGTTCTATGCAAGAGCAATTCAGAACATTTTAAATTATATCATCCTGAAAATGGGAAAAAGACACGTTTTATAAAGGGGGAAAAATGGAAACAAAGAATAAAAAGACTAAAGCAAATAAGCCCGATCAGCCAAAATTGCTCACAACAGAAATAACTGTTTCATATACAGGGAAAATAGCTACTGGTTCGTATGAGAACGAGTCACCTTTTTTTGCTAATAAAGAAACTTGGTCGGGGAATTTGCCGGAAGGATTTTTAGAGGAACGGCAACGGATCCTGTTTGATAAGTGTTATTCTAAGTTTGCCGAATGTGAACGGCGGTCACTATTGGAACTTATAAAGAAGAAACGGAAAGATATCCGTTTCTACGGTGATTTACCCAGCGTTACATCGATCCTTAACTGGGACGCCGACTTCTATGTCAGCCCGGATGAGCTCATCCAGTACGCCGCGCGCGGAACGATTATCCACGCCCAGTGCAAGATCTACCTAGAATCCGGGGAATGGAAAGAACCAAAAGACATACCGGAAATCTATACCCAGATGGTTATCCTTAAAAGGGGGAGCCTGACGTTGGGTTTAGATGGGTATAATTTCCGATCGTTTAAAGCCAAGAACCCGTTTGATGTTGTGGAGCTTGAAAAGGCGGTAGTTAACAACACTCACGGTTTCGCTGGCCGGCAAGATATTAAGTATAAAAGGGGAAACCAAATTGGTATCGCAGACATTAAGACCGGGACGATCGACCGGGCTTATTGCCTAAAGCAGTTATCGGCTTATGCTTCATGCGAAGGGAATGAAGACGTTCAGGAGCTTATGATTATACCGCTAAACGATAAGACTGAGCAAGGCTGGTCGAAGCCTATCATTGAAGAAGACCCAAGGAAATATTTCCCGATGTTTTTAGATGATCTGGCCGCTTTTAAAGAAAGGTTTTCCTTATGAGTATCGAATGGATTGCATCCGTGTTTCTTGTTAAATGCGATTATTGCGATTGGTCTAGGGACATCGAGGCCACATCTTATGACGATCTCATTGACGCAATGGAAACGGGCAATCGCTATTTATCCATGGAGAAAATTGATAGTTCTTTAAAAGTTATTTGTTCTGAATGTAAACAAAAAACCAACCAACCAACAAAAAGGAGAAATGAAGATGGCGAACAAATTAACAACCCCAATCGGGACAGTCAAATTCCCACAAATCAGCACCCCGGATGCTAAAGGCAAGTATGGGCTTGCTTTAGTTTTGGATCCGGCAGAAGAAGCCGTTAAAAAGTTCATGGATGAGTTAAACCAAGCGGTCGCGGAATCGTCTTACCCGAAATATACTAAGCTCGTTAAGGCCGATAAGCAAAAGAATGAGTCCGGGGAGCTAGCGGCTACTGGAAAGATCCTAATCAATTTCACTTCAAGCTATCCTATCGCACTATTCGATTCCCAGAACAATGCTGTTGAAAAGGCAGAAGTCGGCTGGGGATCCCGTGTGCGAGTAGCGTTTACGTTAAAAGAGTTTGACGTTGATGGATCAAAAGGCCTGACGAAATACATCCGCGGTGTCCAGATAATCGAGCTTAAGGGCGGAGCTTCAGCTGAAAGCTGTGGTTTCACGAAAGAAGAAGGATATGTCGTTGAACAAAAGTCTGAAACTCCTTGGGAGGAATAGGTAATGGACAGAATGTTCGTGTCGTTGGTCTTATTAACTTGTAAGAAATGTGATCATCAATGGATCCCGAGATCCACAATGATCATACGCTGTCCCAACTGTAAAACCCGGAGATGGAATGAGCCTAACCCTAAAAGAAATAAAAGAAGCCTTTCCGGAAGGAAAGCAAATATCAGCTAGATTAATCCGGGAGAACAACCGCCTCATAGGCCAATACTCCCAGCGAATCAAGGATATCTATAAAAATAAAACGTATGATCCGGCAACAAAAGATTTTTGCATAATGATGGTTCAAGCGTTTTATCTGGATAAGCTTCTGGCCGAGAAAGACCGGTTAGGCCGCTATCAATTCATATATTCCAATAAGGAATATGATAATTCCAATATGGAATACGCAAAAGTTTTCCCTATCTTGGAATTATTTACTCCTGAAAAAGTTAAAAGATCCTCGACACGAACGTTCTGCTGTTGTCCAATCCACAAAGAAAAAACCGCATCTTTTTGTATTTACCATAAGACTAATACGTTCTATTGTTTTGGATGTCATGCTGGTGGCGATTCAATAAGGTTCGTACAATTACTCCATAATTTATCTTTTAAAGATGCCTTAAAATACATGGGAAAATAAATATGAAATCAGATAATTTAGTGAAGAAACTCAAAGAGGAATCAGATTTGGAAGCGATTCAGCTTGATTTTAAAAGTACCAAATCAGGCACGATCATCCTCCCGACCTTTAACAACGCCACTATACTTTTGCAGACAAACCCGGAACTCGTAGGCTTATTTAGGTTCAACGATTTCGCCCATCAGACAGAACTGGTCAAGATGCCGTCATGGGGACGGCTTGGCGACTACCCAAAACCTTTAACAGATGCCGATGTGATAAACCTGCGCAAATACCTCGCGATCGCGCATAAGGCTGATTTCTCAATGGCTAACCTTAGCGATGCCGTGACGTTTGTGTCCGGAAAATACTCGTACGACCCCGTCAAAGATTACCTTAACAGCATAAAATGGGACGGCACTCCCCGGATCGATAACTGGTTATGCACCCACATGAACGCCGCAGATAACGCGTATACCCGGTTTGTTGGCAAGATGACGCTCGTTGGCGCTTGCGCTAGAATCGACAAACCCGGGATCAAGTACGATTATATGCTAATCCTTGAAGGCAAACAGGGGATCGGGAAATCGGAAGCCTGTAAAGCCCTTGGCGGGGAATGGTTCACTGAGATGTCATTGAGCGACAGGACGAAGGAAACGGTCGAGTCTATGCAAGGCGCTTGGATAATCGAGGTCCCGGAACTATCCGTGTTTAAAAAGAAAGACATCGAATCCCTTAAGGCTTTTATCACAATCACCAAAGACAAGCAACGTCTTCCTTATGGCCGCAGATCGCAGATATTCCCGCGGCGCAACATTTTTATCGGGACGGTTAACCCAAGTAACAGCGGATATTTGACAGATTCAACGGGAAACCGCCGGTTCCTGCCGGTATTCTGTAACGGGGACATCAATATCGGAAAGATTCTGGCCGACAAAGACCAACTTTGGGCGGAAGCATGGAAAGCGTATAAAGAAAAATCCCCATTATACCTCACAGGGGAAATATCCGCGATGTCATATTCGGAGCAATCTAGCCGGGAAATAGACGATGCTTGGCAACAAGAAATCAAAAATTACTGTAAAGACAGGATCCGGGTTACATCACAGGAAATATGGACGGAATGTTTACACGGCCATATCGATAAACTCGACCGCACCAGCCAAATGCGAATTTCGGACTGCCTTCAGAAAGACGGCTGGGATCGCCGGACGATCCGGATAAGCGGAGAACTCAAGAAAGGGTTCTCGAAGGATCCGTCGCTTGAAAACGCTGAAAATGATACCGCCGAGGATGACGTTCCTTGGAAAGAATAAAAGGAGAAGGGAGCATTGATATGATAGACGTCATTGATTTTAATTATGAACATGAATCCAGGGACGATATAACCGAATATGAATGTTCATGTCAAGTGTCCTATTATATTGATAACGATTACGGCGCTGATGCTGATGGCAACCGGGGTGAACCAAGGATTTTTATTGAAGATATTGAAATCCTGTCAGTATACAGCGGAACGGAAAACGTGGAAGATTATTTACTGCCGGACGAAATCCCGGCAGAAATGAAGGAGGGAATAATTGAACGCGCCAGAGAATTTTTCTTTAACCGATAAAGAGAAACTTAAAAAAGCTTTTGCCCGGGGAACAAAGTATTTTCTCCAGTATCCCAAAGAAGTAAAAACTCCGATATATTCCCGGTTTATAAAAGATGTTTGCGAACCCTTATCATTGGCTTTAAAAGAAGAGCTTAAAAAAACGGAAAGCCCCGAAACACTGGCAGAAGTAAACCACATCTGCGATATGTTTCAAGGCCTTGTTGTCAGGGTAAGGGAATCAAAACATCTTGATGACACAATACGCAAAAATAAGAACGTTGACAATAAGAGCAAAAGCTAAAATAAACCGGGAATCTTTTTGAGTTTTTCGGTTGATTTCTTTAGACAAAAATTACTCCTTCAGCCCGATAAAACAAACCGGGGAATGTTTACGCTTATTAGATCTTATCCGTGGCGGTTTCATCTTCTAACCTTCCTTCTATAACCTCACTGATGGGATATTTAAAGCTATCCCAAGATACCCCATAATTACAATCGTGATATTTTAAAACCATCCCAAGAACTTCCAGCGCTTCCTTTTCCATTGGACACAAAGGACACAAGTGGTTTTTTGGCAGTTGTGTCCTTAAAGATGGGACACAGTGTCTGTCATGGACACATTAGCAAGTTTTTATTTCCCTTATTGTTATGTAAATTGTAACCTTAGTGTCCTATCTTTTACATATGAAAATAGGGTATAATTCCTATACACATATTCTATATAGCTACATGGAAAATGAGGGACACAAGGGTAACATCGGTTACACTTGCTTTTTGGTTATGTGAGCTTTTGGGGTCAAAATTGGGGTCAAAATTGGGGTCAAAATTGGGGTCAAAATTGGGGTCAAAATTGGGGTCAAAATTGGGGTCAAAATTGGGGTCAAAATTGGGGTTAAAATTGGGGTCAAAATTGGGGTCAAAATTGGGGTCAAAATTGGGGTTAAAATTGGGGTCAAAATTTGCTCCCGGAAAGCCACCGGCTGAACTCCCGGAAAGCCACCGGGAGCGGCTGGGATCATGGCTAGTGGGGGTTAGAATTTGCTTTTTACCGTTTCCGGTTGGAAGCTTCCAAAAAATAGCCTCTAGCACGCTCAAAGCTGGATTAACTGCTGGCCACGCTACCGGCACGCTCCCGGCCACGCTCCCGGCCACGCTACCGGCCACGCCTTCGGATTCCCTCAAGTATGCACCCAGCCGCCTGGAAGCACACCCCAGCCGCCCGGCTTCCCCAATTAACGCCCGCCACGCAGCCCAAAGCCCGCCCACGGGCGAAAAGGTACTACGTCCGGGTGGGCGGGGAGTCACGCCCGCGAAAAACCGTTAACCGTCAATACATAAATATATGTCCCCCCTCTCACATTTCTTATAGTTTTCTATATTCTCGTCGCTATTTTTTATTTTCTATATTCTCGTCGCTATTTTTTATTTTCTATATTCTCGTCGCTATTTTTTATTTTCTATATTCTCGTCGCTATTTTTTATTTTCTATATTCTCGTCGCTATTTTTTATTTTCTATATTCTCGTCGCTATTTTTTATTTTCTATATTCTCG